GATTAATGGGTATTCCCCAACAACATTATTGATTGCCGCAGAGGCATTGCAAGGATTGTTTTCTAATACACCATACACACCTCCTCCATTAATATTGGAATATAATAAGGATACTAATATTCCGAATTATACACTAGCAGATTGGAATGAATTCTTTCATTTAGGAGGCATGGATTATTATGGAATACCATTTACTTCTGTAACTATTGATGGAGCAAATGTTTTATTACGTGGGGGAAAAGATATTAAATTAAGAGAGGCTTTATATCAAGACTCTGGACTAATTGTATCTGTCACAGATAATGCTTATTGTGTGACATCTGCTGAGACACAAGCCTTTGGTGGATGTTATAATCTTGCAAATGTATTTTTACCTTTATTAAAAAGTGCGGCAACAAGTTGTTTTATCAATTGTACATCTGTGACATCATTTAGTTTGCCTTTACTACAAATTGCGGGAAATGGATGCTTCAAAGGTTGCACATCTGCGACTTCATTTAATTTGCCTTTATTGCAAAGTGCAGAAGATAATTGTTTTATTGCTTGCACATCTGCAACAACATTTAATTTGCCTTTATTGCAAAATGCAGCAGGCAAATGTTTTGGTGATTGTTCATCTGCGGCATCATTTAATTTTCCTTCCTTGCAAATAGCAGGAGAGCAATGTTTTCAAAATTGCTCATCTGCAACAACATTTAATCTTCCTTTAGCACAACAAATAGGAAATCAATGTTTTAAAAGTTGTACATCTGCAACATTATTTAATTTGCCATCTGTAATAAATTTAGGAGAAACCGTAGGAGATGATAGTGTATTTAATGGTATTATAGGTAACACAATTTCCCTGACAATACTTCCAACATTAATGACTTGTAATGCAGGAGAGCCTGATGGAGACATTCAATACCTGCAAGCCAATAATACAGTTATGATAACTTTAGTTTAATAAAAAAAAATGCAAAATATCAAATAATAAGACTATTTTGCCTTATAATTTAAAACCCTTAAAAACACATTCAACAAAATGAGTGCTTCACATTCAACCGACAACGTAATTTTATCAATGATAAGTGCAGTATCCGCAGCAATATCTTTAAGTGCAATTCAACCAGCATTAACATTTTTAGCTTCACTTATTGCGATAGCTTCAGGACTTTATTCTTTCGTTAAGAAATCAAAAAAGAAGTAGAATGAAAAGCTATAAGACTACCATAATAGGTTTGGCTTTAGCGATATCAATGTCAGTTCAGCCTATCTTTGATGGAGGCGAATTGCAGTTTGATAAGAAAACTATAGGGAGATTTTTGGTCGCTGTACTGATAGCTATCTTTGGTTATCTTGCAAAAGACCACGATGTAACAGGAAAATAATTTTGTAGGGGAAGTAGTAATACTTCCCTGACTTATTTATATAAACCAATTCAATTCATCAACACCTCCTATTATAAGATACTGCCCATCAGTTCTCTTATGATGACATAAACTCATGAAAAAAACAGAGTTAAAATTAGGAAAGCGCAGGCTTTACTTTGATTTAGAATCAGCTCCAAATATTGGATTTTTTTGGCAGTCTGGCTACAAATTAAATATCGGCACAGAAAACATTATAAAAGAACGTGCAATCATTTGTATATGCTACAAGTGGGAAGGCGAAAAAGAAACTCACTATCTTACTTGGGATGCAAAGCAATGCGACAAGAAGATGTTGGAAAGGTTTGTTAAGGTAGCAAATTCCGCAGACGAGCTCTGCGGGCACAACGGTGACCGTTTTGACCTTGCTTGGATAAGAACACGATGCTTATTTCATGGCATCAGCATGTTCCCCAACTATACAACAATAGACACATTAAAAATAAGCAGGTCTAAGTTTAAGTTCAACTCTAACAAGCTAGACTATATAGCAAAGTTCTTAGGTGTAGGGAAGAAGATAAAGACAGAATTCGGTATGTGGAAGGACATCGTGCTACATAAGGACAAAGTAGCTATGGACAAAATGGTAAAGTACTGCCAGATGGATGTGGTTATCTTAGAGAAGGTTTTTAAGGCTCTACAGACGCATATTCCTGCTAAGACGCACTACGGAGTAATTATGGGAGAAGATAGAGGGAGCTGTCAGGAATGTGGCTCTTATTCGCTTGAGGTAAACAGACACTTAATATCAGCATCTGGAGTAAAGAAAATCAAGTACAGATGTACTAATTGCGGTAAGTATAGCACAAAAGTAGACAAATAATTAAATATTATAATATGACACCAACAGAACAGATTAAATTTGCATTAAAAGGCTTGCCAATTTCGGAAAAAATTAATATCTTAGAGTCAATATCTAAGCATTTAAGGAGAGAGAATTCTGTAAGGATAAATGCCAAGCAGATGGGTAGAAGAGTGGATGCTGATAGACCAGATTTGATTAGCCTAAAAAATTAATATATGGAAGCCATTAAGGAAGCTATAGTAGAAGAAATTATAGAAACCGCCCAAGAGGGAGGAGAAGAAGAATTAGCTGACGAAATTGGAATAGAGTATACTACTCGTTCAGACTATATTAGTGCAGCATATTTTGCTATTGCTTCTGTTGAGGGAATTGATACGGGAATAATGACAAAGGAGGATGCTAAGAGGATAAAAAGAATAATGCGTAAATCCTTAATGATTATTGATGATTGTATAACCGAAATGTATGATGAACTCTATGAAAACGATGATGACGAAAATGGCTAAGTACTTACTCTTGGCGTTAGTATGCTTGGGAAGTTGTAACACTCCTAAGAGAATAACAAAGAAACTGAATAAGTTTAATGAGGCACACTCCGAAGTAGTAGCAAAGTTTACGAGGGAGAAATTCCCCTGCATTACAAAATCAGTAGATACCACAATAAGCACAGATACATTGTTTCAGTACATCAATGTAGATTGTCCCGACACTTCCCAGACAATAGGAGATACCATTTACTTAGATAAGGTAAAGACAATAAAGGTTAGGACACTTGTAGCAGTTCCCCAACAAACTAAAATCATAAACCATTACATAGAAGATAGTGCTAAGATAAGACTAATGGCTTATGACAATGAGCAATGCAATGTAGAGCTAAAGAAAGTTAAAAAGGAATCAGCGACATATTGGTATTGGAGTAAAAGGCTATTGATACTTTTGTTATTGTCCCTAATTTTAAATGTATTGCTAATCAGAAAGGCTAACATATGAAAACTAGTAAGTCTGGCATTGCCTTAATCAAAAAATGGGAAGGATGTAAATTAACATCATATAAGTGTAGTGCGGGACATTGGACAATTGGATATGGCAACACCTTTTACGAAGACAATACGAAGGTAAAGGAAGGAGATAAGATTAGTCAAGAAAGGGCAGAAAAGTTATTATTGAATCTATTGCCAAAATTTGAAGCCATTGTAAATAAGAAAGTATCAGTTCCCCTACACCAAAATCAATTCGATGCCCTAGTATCTTATACATGGAACACAGGAGGCTCAAATACCCTATTCAACATGATAAATAGTAAAGATAGCGATAAGGATATCCGCAATTGGTTTGAGACAAAGTACATAACCGCTAATGGAAAAGAAGTTAATGGATTAGTTAACAGAAGAAAAGACGAGGCTAATCTATATTTCTCCGTATAAAAAATTCCCCAACCTAAGAATAGGTCAGGGATGGTTGCGTCATACTAAACAAAAATTAATTTTCATAGAGAGCTTGGCTATCTAAGGTAGGAACTTCTTCAAACGATTCTACATACTCTACTTCTAATAAAATCATCTCATCATCTTTTAGTATCAAGTGATTAGCATTGACAACAAAATAAACAATATATTTATTTGATGCAGAATACAATTCCTTTTCACATTTTATATAGGAGGCAATTTCACTTAGCGAGATTCTTTCAAATTCATCTACGCTATTTTGCATTGCACATAAAGACACTACATTGTCTGCGAGAGTTGAGTATTTTTTAAATCTGGTAATTTTGTACATTCTTTTCATGGTTTTTAGTTTAAGTGTTTAATTAAATTTAGAGTGATATGCCCACCACACTATCCTGCGGATAGTTGACTTGGGCTTAGGCTTTCTCATTATGATAACAATCTTACTAATGTTGGGACTACTCGTTACCTCAAAGTAGAATCGCTTATGCCTTTTCATTAATCCTCCACGTTAACGTGCAGTAAAATAAAATAGCTATTGTTACCTACTCGTTCTACTTTAGTAACTTGTGGGAGCGACTCCCCGTTCTTTACCATCTTTCTTATTCTTTGCTGTGAGGCTGTACTCGTCTTGGAGTACTTGTAGTATATCTCTTTAGCATACTGCTCGGTGTTCATAATTTTAGTCATAGTGCAAATATATTGAATTGTTTTTAATTCGCAATGCTTTCATCCATCAGAGCATTCTCTTTTAGTAAAAAATTGCTGTTAGTAAAATCAGTTGTTATTACATAGGTATTGTAATGCTTGGGAATTTCTACATCTTTATATTTTTTTATATACTTTATGATATGGTCAATATTATATGGCTTCATTCCCTTTAATATCATCAATACGGCATCTTCGGAGTATAAGTTAGTTATTGGAGTGATAGTGAAATCCTCTTTTGTACTT